GGCCCTCGGCTCGCCCGAGCTCGTCGCCGCCGAGCAGCCGCCAGCACCAGCGCTCGCCGTCGCACGCTAGGTAGTCGTTGGCCCGCTGCTCGCCGATCGAGCCGTAGTACGGGGCATGCGCCAGAAGGCCCGCACGCTCGACCTCGCGCACCGTGCGCCTCGCCTGCGCCGACGAGCAGCAGAGCTCCTCAGCCAGCTTGCTCACGCGAAAGAATGCGTGGGGGAAGCTCTTCAGCGTCGCGAGGTAGTCGACGAGCAGCCTCGCCCTCGGTGACAGGCGCCGCTGGCGAGCCTTCAGGCGCCAGGCGGCGCGGGCCGCGCGCAGCTCTTTCGCGTCGAACGCCGGCGGCGGGGCGGCGTTGTCGTTGTCCGACCGTGGACAGCTGGATCTCAACAAGGCACACCGCCTTGCCGTTTCGCCGTATACCTAAATGAGATCCGTACGTTACCGCTTTCTGCGCCGCATGCTTGCTTGCGGCGCAGAAACGCGTTAGATTCCTCGAACATTGGTGCTCGATCCGAAGCCCTTGTGTCGCGTAGGTCTTGCAGGACCTTTGACCGCGATGCTGGGGCTTCGTGCTATTTGTTGCTTGTCTGCTGCTTGATGTGATCCGTCTGTAAGACAGACAGCACTATCTGCGCAAGTCCTTGCGCCCTGACGGGAGTCGTACCTACCCCGTCGCACACGGAGTCACAGGCGAATCCGGCGACGGACACCTGCTGACATGCCCCGGGGGCGCGATCTACCAGGTGGGGATCCCCCTAAGAGCCCGTGTTCTCAGGGAAGGCCCCCCCTGCCCTTAGCTGCCACCGCCGCCGCCCAGGGGCGCGATGTTGAGCACCTCGAGCGGGCCGGGCACCAGGTCGCCCCCGGTGACGAGCACGGTTACGCCGGTCGCGTCGAGGCCCCGCATGAGCAGCTGGCCGGCGATCGCCTCGGCGAGCTCGACCTCGCTGGTGCGCTCGCCAGGCCTGAGCTGCTGCACCAGCGCCGCCAGCGCCTCGTCCCGGGCCGCCAGGTACTCGGGCGTACCGGCAGCTATCCCCACCTCGAGCGTGACCGCGTGCAGCCCGTAGGGCTCGACGGCGGTGCGCTCGACCACCCGGAACGCGGTGCCACCGCCCCGCGCCGCGTTGAGGTCGACCAGCAGCGCGCGCAGCGCGTTGAGGTAGCCCGTCGGCCGCCCGTCGCCCGAGCTCGAGCCGACGTCGTAGGCGTTGACCCCTGAGCTCATCGAGTCGAACGCGAGGCCGCCCTCGTAGCCGACGTTGATCGCGCGCTCGATGCAGACCACGAACAGGCGCTTGCTCGCGCTATCGCTGAGCAGCACCCCACCCGCCCAGGAGCTGTCTGAGCACATGCCGCCGGCGTCGAGCGGGGTCAGGTCGAGCACGAAGCCCCGCAGCTCCGGGTCGCGCACCTCGTGCAGCGCGTACGAGATCCCGAGCGGGCTCAGGATGCGCGCGCAGATCCGCTCGAGCGCCGCCGGCGTGATCACGTCGGGCAGGCTCGAGATCCGATACGCGAAGTCCTCGTCGCCCTCGCCCGGGCCCCGCGGCATGTCGCGCTCGAGCCCGATCTGGTCGAGCATCGCGTGCCGGCCGCCGCTGAAGGCCTCGAGCTGCTCGAGCTCGACGCCGAGCTCGCTCCACTCGAGCAGCACCGCCGGCCCCGTGCCGGTGATCGAGTCGCCCTCGAGCTCGACCTGGCCCCGCCCGAGCGCGTCCTGCGAGTAGGCCTTCACCCGCCGCGGCGCCTCGCCCTGAAGGCGCAGGTAGCGTCCCACATCCGCCGCCGTGAAGACGTCGGGGTTACCCGTGTCGGTCAGCGAGACGCCGCCGTACGCGCTGAGCGCGACCGTGCGCACGCCCTCGGCCACCAGCGCAGCGCGATCGGCGATCGGCAGGTTGGCTTGATCGCCGGGCCGCACCGCACGCACGCGCACCGCCACAGGGCCCACCTCGCCGGCCGCGAAGACGACGTCTTCGGCCAGCTCGTAGGCCTCGAGCCGCGCGGGCTGCCCGCGTGAGTCGCGCAGGAAGTACTCGACCCGCTTCCCCGCGGGGACAAAGAGCGCCTGCCCCGCGTGCCCGCGGCGCCGCACCTGGTGCCAGGCCTCGGCGCGGCGCGCCCCGCTGGCGCTCTCGCCGGTCTGGCGCGAGTGCGGCAGCAGGTAGAAGGACTGGCTGTTGGTGTGCACGGCGCGCGAGGCGCGTGCGGCCGTCGTGGCCATCGCCGCGATCGGATCCCAGCTGAGCGGGTCCTCCTCGAGCGGCAGGTGATAGCCGGGGTCCGTGACGTCGCGGAAGGTGCGCTCGAGCTCGCCCTGGGTCTTGGCTGCGTCGCTCATGTGCCACCTACGATCGGACCGAGCCGCGCCAGGTCCTCGAGGGCCTCCTTCGGGGTCGGCGCGAGCGCTGAGAAGCTGCGCCCGTTGGCGAACTGGATCTCGGCCTGATAGCTCGGCTCGTCATGCCAGAGCACCTGGCCGGCGCTCACGAAATCGGCGTCATGCTCAGCGCACCATGCCTTGACGTCGTCGATGAACTGCCGCAGCGGGGCTCTCATGGGTCCTCGGGCTCGGGCAGCGCGGCCTTGAGCAGTGCGTCGGCCAGAAGGCGCAGCTGCGCGCCGCTGATCACGATGGGCGGGACCGCTTGATTCCAGTCCTCGCGATCGAAGTGGAAGGTCAGCACGCGCCCCGCGACCGGGTTGCCCTCGCGGTCGAAGATCTCATTCACGTCGACAAAGGCGTCGCCGGGCACTTGCGACACGATCGCGCACTGGCGCAGCGGCAGGCGCCGATTGCGCGCGCGCTCAAGGTCGATGACCTTGGTCACGCGCTCGCCTCGAGCTGCACCCGATCGGGCGTCGTGCGCAGCACCCGCCCCGGTGCGCTTGGGTAGATGTCGCCCGTGGGCGAGGCGATCAGCTCATCGCGCACGATGAGGCCCGGTACCCGGCGCGCGATCGAGTAGAGCAGCGAGCGCTCGAGCGGCTTGTTCGGCGCCACCTGGTTCACGAGCGCCACCGTCGCGAAGCGCAGCTGCTCGAGCACGGTCTCGGGGTCGTAGCCCGCGAGCACGCTCGGGCGGTAGCGGACCTCGATGTACTCGGGCGTCGCCCCGACGATTACGGGCGGGATGCCGCCGCAGCGGTACTCGCGTAGCTCCTGCTTGACCCGCGACACGAGCGGGGCGTTCGCCTGCCCCGTCACGTCGCCGACGTACACGTACACAAACCCGTTCGGGTCGCCGAGCTCGTCGAGGCCCTCCTCGACCGTCGCGAACGCCACCCCCGGCGTCGAGATGGCCCCGAACTCGATCGCGGGGATCGTGCCCCGCCGGGCAGTGCGGTAAAAGGCCCGCGCGCGGCCGCGGTAGGCCGCGTCCGGCTCGCGGTCGTAGCCGCCCGTCGCCGGCCCGGGGTTCTGCACGGTGAGCTCGCGATCGGGCGTGGCGACGATCTCGACCAGCGTGCCCGGGGCGATGTTGGCCGCGGTGCCGGCCAGGACCGCCCTCGCCGTCGCCGAGAGCGGCCCCGTGACGCCGGCGCCTAGTGAGACCTGCGTCAGGAGCTCGAACTCGATCTGCCCCGCCGTGCGCAGGCGCTTGCCGGCGGGGAGCGTGATCGCCTCGAGCGGGCCGGCGTGCCGCTCGAGGCTGACCACCACGTAGGCGGGAGCGGCCCCCTTGCGGATCACCTCGCGGCTGGTCCGGTCGAGCACGAGCCGGTCGAGCGCCTCGCCGCGGGCTGAGTCGAGCCACTTGTCGGCATCGGCCTTGGCGGCCTGGCGCAGCACCTCCTCGGCCATCGCCGAGCCGCCGGCCAGCAGCACGTTGACGTCGGAGCCCTCGGTGTAGATCGCCGCCGGGGCGATGCGCTTACCCGGCGCGCGGGCCTCCGAGCGGGCGATCACCTCGCGCGCGGCCGCGTCGAACAGGTCATTTCGGGTCGGCAGGTCCATGCGCTCAATCCTACTCGCCTGTCTCGCACTCCACGGTGACGCCCTCGTTCCCGAGGCCCTGGCCGCGCACCGTCAGGCGCACGATCCCCGCCTCGGGCTGCTGGATCGAGACCTCGGCGCCCACGATGCCCTCGAGCTCGATCTGCTCGAGCGCGTCGCCCTGAAGCCGACGCAAGTCGCCCACCCGGAGCAAGCGCTTGAGCGGCAGCGCCAAGCCGTAGTCCGGCAGGTGGGCGAAGGTGCCCCGAGGGGTGTTGAGCCGGCGCGCGACGCGCTTGCGCCGTGTCTCGAAGTCCGCGTCGGTGCGGTAGTCGCCGTCGGCGTCGAGCTGGAGCTGCCCGGGCGCCTCGTTGGCGAGGTCGAAGCTGCGCTGCCTGCGCTTGGCGACCACGTTCGACGCCGGCGGGCCAAACGTGCGGAAGGTGCGCGAGCGGGCCTCGATCGGCACCTGGCCAAAGACCTCCGTGCTGCCGATCAGCCGATACTGGCACCCGGGCCCGTCGAGCTCGGCGTCGAGGTACAGGATCACGGTCTCGCTCGTGTCGCGCTGGGCCCAGATGACGCGCGGCACATGCGCCTCGGGGTCGTAGGGCGCATCGAGCCACCAGCCGCGATCGTAGAGCGCATCGTGCACGTCGCCCGGGTTCGAGATGGGCACGTCGCCGTCGATGCGCACCCGGATCGCGTTGGTGGCGATCTGCTCGATGGCGCTGGCGGGCAACGTGCCCGTGCCCGGCGGGGGCGGCTCGATCGGGGGCGGCAGCTCGATCGGCGTCGCCGGTACCTCGAACTGCGCGGTGATGCGTTGGACGTTGCCGCCCGTATCGATCACGACCGAGTCGATGATCAGGGGCCCCGCCACCCAGCCGCCGGTCCGGCGCACGCCCAAGCGCACGCCGTTGGTCAGGTACGCCCGCGAGCTCGACCCTGCATAGTCCGCGGTGAAGTGGTCGCCGTCGTAGACCACGCGATCGCCCGAGTAGATCGTCACGATCGCGATCACGCGGTCGTCGGTCGCCTCGATCGTGATCGCGTCGGCGGCCAGCAGCGGCGCGCCGCTCGCGGGCAAGATCGAAAGCAGCGGCGGCTGAAGATCGGCCCCGCTCATCGCATCGTCTGGCCAGAGCAGCAGCGCGTCGCTGACGTCGTCGAAGATCGCGTCTGTAAAGTCGGCCATGACTACGGCGAGCTCGAGGGAATGATGCCCGTCTGCCACGGCACGATCAGATGGCCGAGCGTGAGCCGTGCTTCTGCATCGAGCACGTTGTACGTCGTCGGGTACTCGCGGCTGACCTTATTCAGGTAGGCGTGCTCGAGGCGGCCGAGCAGGCGGCTCCCGATGCTCGGCACGAGCACCCAGGGTCTCTCTGTTCTGAACTTCCCGTCGTTGCCCGCTTGCTGGTAGGCGGGCGGCGTTGCGCCGATGCCGACGAGCTGCTGATAGCCGAGCGTGCAGAGCGCGAGCGTATCGCCACCGCGCCATGCTGAGCCTGCGTGAATAGGCCCGGTGCTGCCGTTGCCGATCGTGCCGAACACGCGCGACCAGGCGCCGAAGGCGCACGCCAGTGGGTGCGTCTGCCCGACGTCGACATCCGTCAGCGACTCCCAGATCGCGCCCATCGCGCGCGTTCCGGTGGTGCGATTCCAGACGGCGAAATACCACGGCGACACGTTGCCCGCGCGCGCGGCAGTCTCAACGCCGATCTGAAGCCACCCTTGGTGGGTCGAGCCGATGGCGAAGTCGCCGAACGCGCCATCGCAGAACTGCGGCGAGTTGTTGCCGTTATCGTTCCAAGCGTTGCCGGCCAGAAAGGCGGAGTTGCCCGTCAGTACGGGCGGGGTGTTCGCGGTCGCCCCGCTGCTCGCGACGGCGGTAGCAACCGCGACGGTGCCCGAGATGGATTCGTTGGCGCCGCCGTTGTACGCGACTCGCTGGGCCAGCAGGACGCGCCCACTCGCGATCTCCTCGAGCAGGAGCCACGCACGCGGCTGCGTGATGCTGTTGTTACGCGCAGCGTTGTAGGCGGACGTGTCCTGCGACCACGCGGGGCTCGCCGTGAACACGTCGAACGAGCCGGCGATGCCCCCCGTCTGCCCCATGAGCTGAAACGCCGCCTTGCCATCGCCTGAGCCGCGCACGCGCCAGCGACCGCTCGCGACGAGCGCGGTCTTGAGCGCGATCAGGAGCTGCCCGAACTTGTCGCCGAGTGCGGGGAGCAAGACGTTGGTCGTGAAGACGAGGCTCATGCGCCCTACTCCCCCGTGATGGTCGTGGACAGCATGTCGCCCGCGACGAGATGACTCTTGAGCGTCGCAATGCTCGAGCGCCACATGGTCGCGCCCGCCTTGATCGCCTCGAATGGCACCTTCAAGGGCGCGAGCGGGCCGATCGCCGCCTGCGAGAGCACCCCGAACTGCATCTCGATGATCGAGCCGAACGAATCGCAGCCGTCGAGCCACGCGCTGAGGGCATCGGCGAAGGCCTGGCCGCGCACGAAGGGCTGCGTCGGCGTCGGGTCGGGCCCGAGCTCGACCTTCTCCGCGACCAGGCGCAGGCCCTTGAGCTCGAGCTCGACCCGGCGCTCCGTGTCGGCCAGCACGTACGAGCCCGCGAGCAGCGCCGCATCGATCGCCACGCCATTGACCGCCTTGGGCGGTGGCGTGTCGGCGGTGTGGCTGAACGCCACCACCAGCGGCAGGTTGTTGGCGTCGCCGCCCTGCACGATCACGGCGGCGAAGTCGCCCACGCGGATCGGCGAGCTCGCGAATGCGCCCGAGCTCGCCACGTGCACCCCGACCTCGCACACGATCGTTTCGCCCGCGAGCGCCCCCTCGTCGGCACGCACGACCACGATCTGATCGCCGCCCTCGAGCTCGACCTCGACTACGCGCCCGAGCACCACCCACGTGCGCGGATCGATGCCCGGCCGCGCGGCCGCCTGGCCGAGCCTGGTCGCGTCGATCCCCCGCAGCGAGCGTGCCGTGCGCCCTGGCATTAGATACCGCCCTCGGCGCTGGCGCCGCGCAGCTGCTCGCGCAGGACGAGGAACCGGCGATGCAGGCGCACCCCCGCGGCTGAGCGCGCCATGATCGCCACGTCGGCGCCCACGCTGAGCTTCTCGAAGATCACGCAGGCGAGCTCGACCTCGTCGCGACGAAAGCCCGCGCTCAGCGGGGCCCGCGTGATGGGCTGGGGCGTGTCGGGGCTGGGCTGATCCATGAGGGCCATCCTCTCAGAACCGGGTCTGCGGGTCCGCGAAAAGCTCGTCGTAGTAGTCGGCGTCTGCCCCCTCGCGCGCGCGGTCGCGTAGGTCGACGTACTTCGGCGCTTGCGGGTTCTGCTCGCCCTTGGCGCGCTGCTCGCTGTTGGCGCGCACGCGCGCCGCCGCGGGCCCCTTCTGGCCTGCCGTGCGGGCGCTGGCGCGCTTGGTCGGCGCCGCGGCCGCCGAGGCCTGCGCCTCCTCGCGCACCACGATGTAGTTTTGGAAATTCACCTCGACCTTCAGCCCGTCGTCCTGGTCGAAGTCGAGGTCGACCGTGCTCACGCAGAACACGGTCTGGAGGTTCTGCGCGTCGAGCAGCACCGCGTACGCGCTCGCGACCTGGCGCCGAAAGCCCGCCTGCTCGAGCCGCGCCACCCGCTCAGGGAGCGTCATGCCCTGGAGCGCCGTGACTGCGTCGCCGATCTCGCCCTGCCCGCGCGCGTCGATCTCGATGCGGATCGGCTGCCCCGCCTTGAGGTCGAGCAGGTTGGCCGCGGCGAAGTCGACCTCGTAGCTCGAGGGATCCTTCGTTGTGAAGCTGCCCTCGATCTCCTGGCGCGCGGTCTCCTCGTAGATGCCGCGCGCGATGTCTTGCAGCAGCGGGCCGCTCGAGATGCCCGACACGCCCACCACGCGGATCGTCTGGTCGGGCTTGCCCGAGGGCAGCACGCGCGTCGCGCGCGGCGGCTTGGCGGGGAACTCGCGCACGCCGATCACGGCCACCCCGAAGCCATCGGGGTCGGGGTAGCGCGCTGCGATCGTGCGCTTGAGATCGCTCGAGTAGCTGCGCGCCTCGACGGTGGGCGTCTTGGCGCCCGCCATCGCCCGCGAAAAGCGCAGGTTCTCGAGGTTACGACCCCAAACCATGCGCGGGACCTTGGGCTGCGTGCCGTACAGCGTGCGCGCGTAGTCGATGCGCAGCACCAGCCCGTCGACGCACGGGATGCACGCCACGCCCACACAGACGTCGGTGACGTGATCCCAGATGTTCGTATTCTCGGCGTTACGCCGGACCCGGCGCTTACCCTTCTTGACCGTCTTCTTTCGGCGCGCGGCCGCCGTGTCGGGGATCGGGCCGGTGCGCCCCTCGCCTGGCGGGCCGAAGACGACCTTGATCCCCCTCGTTGCGGGGAAGCTCTCGAGCATCGCCTTGATCCCCTGCTCGATCGGCAGGTCGTGGTCGATCTCGAGATCCGCCGGCAGCGGCGTGTCGCGGAGCAGGCTCATCATGTCCTGCGCCTCGGCGATCACGCGCGGGCCGTCGTCGCCGAACTCGAGGTTCCACTTCGACACGAAGCCGAGAAAGCGCGTCGCGCGCGTGACGCCTGGCAGGTCCTCGACGGTGCTGTAGCGGCTGCCGTCCTCGCGCCGCATGCCGTGCACGCCGGCGTCGAACTCCTCGGCGCTGATCACGTCGAGGCTGAGCTCGACGCCCGCCGAGCGCATGAGCACCGGGTTGAAGGGGGCGTCGTAGTAGCTCAGCTCGAAGCTGGCTTTGTCGCCCGTGCGGAAGCTGGCGCGCGCGATCGAGCAGCGCACCACCGGCAGCGAGCCGATCGTGATCGAGAGCCCGTCGGGGGCGCTGCCCGCGAGTGCCTCGGGCTGGTCGCTCGGTGCGGCGATGAGCTCGAGCTCGCGCCGCTTCTGAAGCACGCGCTCGAGCTCGCGCTTGAGCGCGGGGTCGGCGCCGCCGGTGGCCTCGTCGAGCTTGGCCAGGGTGCTGATCTGCTGGGCTGAGGCGCGGATCTCCCGCGGCGCCTCGGTCTGCACCCCGCTCTCGGGCTTGCCGATCGCGCTCGTGTCCGCCTGCCTCGGGGGCTCGAGCCGCGCGAGCAGCTCGGCGGTCTGGCGCCCCTCGTCGAGGCGTACAGACAGCCGTAGCGCGGCGCTGGGGCGGTAGACCGGCACTTAGGTCGAGCCCGTGCTGGCGGGCCGCGCAGGGGGCACGAACACCTCGGTCCCGGGCTCGACGAAGGGGCCGTCGAAGCCGTTGGCGTCGGCGATCTGGCCCCAAGCGTCGGCCGAGCCGTACTCGCGCAGCGCCACGGCGCGCAGCGACCCGGTGCCGTCGACGGTCACGACCCGCACGCCCTCAGGCTCCTGGCGCTTCTCGAGCGCCCGGGCGGCGTCGAGCGCGGCCGCACGTAGCTGCCCCGCCAAAAACGCCGCCTCGCGCCGCCAGGCCTCGGCCTGGAGCAGGCTGCCGACGTCGTCGACGACCTGCGCGTAGGTGTACGGGACGCCGGCGACCTCCTCGATCAGCTGCCCCGCTGAAAACGCGATCGAGGTCGCCGCGGCGCGTACGCCCTGCACGACCCGCGCGGGCAGGGTCAGAAGGCCCGCCAGCGTGCGCCCCTGCTCGAGCAGGTCGTTGACCCGGCCCTCCGTGTCCGCGATCGCCTGAAAGACCTTGGCCTGGAAGGCCACCAGCGTGTCGAGCGGGTCGAAGGTGGCGTGGTCGCTGAGCTCGCTCATGCGCGCCTTGACCTTGGCCGGGTCGAACTGCGCCGGCGAGCTCGAGCGCGGCGCCTTGGTGACGCCGTCGGCGTACCACATGAACTCCGCTTCCCAATGCACGTCCTCGGTGCGGTCGGGCTTGGCGGTAAAGGTCTTGAGCACCCCGTAGCGCCGCCAGTGGCTGTATTGCACGACCAGATCGGAGCCCGACTTGATCAGGTCGGCGAAGCACCCCTCGAGGTCCTCGGCGGTCTTGGGCGGCGGGAAGCCCTGCACGGTGACCAGCTGCGCGCCGTCCTCGCCGAGGTAGCGATCGCGCCAGATGCCGGTCAGCGTCGTGGGGAAGTCGAAGGTCGGGCCGAACAGCTGCATGGTGCCGACGGGGTTACCGCTGTAGTACGTGACCTTCGCGCGCTGGCCGATCGCGAAGCTGGCCTGCCCGCGGAACGAGCTCGCGCGGCTGCTGAGCGTGATCGAGCGCTGGCGGCCGCTGCGCTCGGTGATCGTGATCGGCGCGCCCTCCATCGCCCTTACCTCGTGAACTCAGGCACGAGCGCCGAGCCGAGCCGCTGATCGGCCGCAGCGTTGACGCCGTCGAGCATCTGGAGCCACACGCGATCGGGGTTGGCGTCGCGGAAGTCCTGCTTGACCTCGATCTTCGACCCGCGGAAGTCGTTGATCGTGGTCTTGCGCGTGCCAGGGGCGCCGGCGTCGGCCTGCCCGAGGATCGTCTTGTCCTCGGCCGCCTGCCCGCTGAAGCGGTCCATGACGCTCGCGAGCTGCTTGCGCATGTCGTCGACGAAGCCCGTGGGCGCGCGCCCTTGCGGCAGGAGGTCCTTGTGCGCCGAGCCGATCAGGTCGAGCAGCCCCGTGAAAAGCCCGACGATGTGCTCATAGATCCACGTGAAGACGTCGCGCAGGAAGTTGAAGATGCCCGTCAGGATGGCGACCACGACGCCGAAGACGGCCAAAAACACGCGCAGGAACACGAACGCGAGTACGGCCCCGAGCGCGATCACGGAGCCCACGATCACGCCGACGATCTTGAGCAGCGGCATGAGCGCCCCGAACAAGCTCGACACGATCTCCCACAGGCCGCCGAAAAAGAGCTGCGCCATCGACCACACGATCCCGAGGATCGGCACGAAGTGCGACCACGTGTCCGCGAACAGCGCGACCAGCCCGATCACCACCGCGAGGATCGGCAGCAGGATCGTGAAGGTGCCGCCCATCGCCGCGACCACGGAGATGAGCGTCGTGATCTGACTGATCCCTGTGCTGAGGGCACCCGCGCCTGCCACGGCGCCGCCGCCCCAGCCTGCGCTAACAGCGCTCGCCGCGCCGCCGACGGCGCCCGGCGCGATCTTGCCGAGCAGCATCGCCGCGCCGCCCGTCTTGGCACCCGCGGCGAGGCTCGGCGCGTAGTGGGCCGCCATGCTGCCGAGCGCCTGGAGGCGCTTCCACGCGACCTCCATGCGCGAGGCGACGACATCCCAGTGCATGACGAACCACTCGGTGGCCGACACGATGCGATCGACCGCGGGGTCCATCCAGCTTGCCAGCTTGCTGCCAACCACGCTCAGCAGCGCCAGGATCCGCGTCTGGTGCTGCTGAAAGACGCCCACCATGCGCACAAGCAGCTTGCGCACCGATTCGAGTGGACCTGCCATGACTGCGCCGCGGAAGCGCTGCACGAAGTCGACGAAGCTCGAGGTGATCCCAGGCAGCGATTTCTCGAACTCCTTACCCGCGGGGCCGAACTTGCTGAGGGCCTCCTTCATCGCCTCGACGCGCTTTTGCGGCAACATCGCGTTCCACTGCTCAGTCGATTGCGTGATCGCGTTGGTGGCCTTGAGCATGCGAAAGAGCGCCGTGTCCTGGCCTGCGACGCCGGTGGCCATGAGGTTGACGTCGCGCGCGGCCTGCGCGAAGTCGACGCCGAGCACGCTCGCAGCGGCCACCGTGTCGTTCGTGATCTGACGGACCTCGCTCAGGCGCGCGCCCGCGCCGATCAGGGGGCCGCTGACCTGCGTGTAGATCGACGCGAGCTCCTGCGACGTCGCCACGCTGCGCAGCGCGTCGTCCTGGAGCTCACGGAACACGGCAGCGCCCACACGCCCCGCGGCCGCCATGCGCTCGACCGGATCCGCGATCGAGCCGAACTGGTGACTGGCCGCGAGCACCGCCTGGATCGACACGGCGTTCTTGTCGTTGATCGACTGGAAAGCGAAGGCCGCGCCGACGAGCCCGCGGAAGGCCCCCGTCAGCGCGTTGATCCCGACGTAGGCGGCGCCGAACCCGAGCACCGATCGCATGATCCCGCCGAGGCCTGAGCCGGCGCTCCCGGCGCGCTGGAAGGCCCCCGTCATGACGTTGCCGGTGCGCGCGCCCTGCGACGCCAGGCGCGCCGAGCTCTGCGCGGCGTGCTCGAGCGCGCCGCTGAGCGGCTTGGTCGCGGCCGTGGCCTTGGTCGTGTTGGCCGCGAGCGCGTTCATGCGCGCCGAGGCGATGCCGACCGTCGCGGCGAAGGCCTTGGCCTCGGGGCGCGCCATGCCGAGCGCCTTGCGGATCTCCTGCCCGGTCTTGGCGGCGTGCTGGTACAGCTCGGTCAGGTCGCCGGCGATGCGCCCGATCGCCGCGCGGGCCGGCTTATCGTCGACGGTGATCTTCGCTTCTACGTCGTACTCGTCCGACACGCCCAGGGCCCCCTTATCGCCGGCCCCGTGGCGGCGGCTTGTTTTCCTCGCGAAGGATCTCGTTGAGCGCCTTGGAAAAGTCGTTCAGGTCGGCGAGCTCCCAGGCGGCCGATTCACTGGGCGAGACGTGGGCGTACCGGGCCACGAACGCCAGCTTCTCGAAGGCCTTGCCTCGCCATCGCTTGAGCAGGTGCGGGTCGCGCGCAAGGTACTGCGCCGTCCCGAGGTACTCGACATGACTCGGGATCAGATCACCAGCTCGGTCGACGCATCCGCTTTTTTTTGGGCCCCCCCATCGCTCACGCCAGCGAGCTCGTTCCACTTGCGCACCAGGAGGCCCCGCCCGCCCATGCCCAGGGCCTCCCACAGCAGATCGCGCGAGCCGTCGCCATCGAGCACCGGCTCGCCGTCGCACGCGACCAGGCACCGCTTGCACATCTCGAACACGATCCCGGCGGGGTTATCGCCGCACGCCTTGAGCGCCTGGAGCTCGACGTCGACGCTCGCCGACTCGACCACCAGCACCACGTCCTCGTCGAACGCGCCCGGCTCGCACACGTTCTTGTCCATCGTGAACTTCATCTTGCGCCTGCGCAGCGTGCCGCCGTTGCCGGCGTGGTCGGTCATGCCGCGGGCCTTGAGTCGAGTCAGCGCGCCGCCGCCCTTGCGCTTGCCGTTGGCGACGGGGCGCGGCGCGTCGACGGGTTCGATCGCGGTCTCTTGGGTCATTGGGTCAGGTCCTCATGAGTGATCGGGTTATCGGTTGCGCGGGATGAAAGCCTGGTGAGGCGCGGGCCTCAGAGCTTGCGGAACGTCGAGCACTTGGCCGTGAGTTTGACCTCGCCGTACTCGTCGCGGCCGCCAAAGCCGGTGGGGATCTCGCCGAACTTGAGATCAGGGAACAGGATCCGGCGGCGCTCGCCGCTCGGGAAGTTGAGCACGCTGATCACGCTGAACTTGCCCGCCGCGGGGGTGCGCCGCGCAGCGCGGTCGACGATCTGCTGCACCAGGTCGTAGGTCTTTGGATCCGTCAGGTCGAAGGTCAGCTCGACCGTGACGCCCCGAAAGATGTCGTCGAACTGGTCGGCCGTCTCGCCGAGGTACTGCTCGGTGATGATCTCCATGTCGAACGTGAAGGTGCTGTCCTTGATCTTGGTGACGCTGGTTTCCTGCCCCTTGGGCGAGGTCAGCGTAAAGCGGGTCTCCTGACCCTTGATCGGTAGTTCGTTGCTCATGACGTTGACCCCCTCGGCCCTGGAGGCCTTCCGTTATGCAGCCTCGGAAACGGTGACGACGCCCGGGCCGATCTCCGTGCGGATCTCGATCGCGTCGAGCGAGCTCAGCGAGCGCACCTTGACGATCAGCACGAAGATCCCGTCCGCCTCGAGCTCGGGCGTGTTGCCGCTCTCGTCAATGATGTACGAGTGAATGCGCTGGCGCGCGGGGTCCTCGGCGCTCAGCAGCCCCCCGAGGAAGCTGTCCGTCTCGCCGACCACCGAATCGCGGCGCGCCTCGGTCGCGATCTTCTTGCTGTACTTGACGAGCAACCTCGCCAAGGTGTCCTGCACGAAGTCCGCGACCTTGCGGCGCGCCTGCGTGCTGCGCGCCTTGTTGAGGTCGGTCGTCACGCCCGACTGATAGATCGAGCCCGCCGTCGGGTCGCGGCGCGGCGCGCAGATCCCATTCGCGCGAAGGTCGCGGTAGTCGCCCGCGGTGAGCGGCGCCTCGAGCTTCTCGACCGCGAAGAAATTCTCGATCAGCCCCGTCTGCTGCCCCGGGTTTTCCTCGGGCGGCAGCAGCGCACTGATCTTCGCCAGCGGCCCCGCGCTGCGCAGCGTGATCACGCCGTCCTCGCTGAAGCCAAGGCCCCCCGCGGCCCCGCGGCGCAGGATCTCGGGCACGACCAGCTGCCAGCCCGGCCAGGCATACCAGACGCGATCGCTGGCGATGAGCGCACGGTCGGCCTTGGCCTGCGCCTTGGTGATGCCGATGGCGCCCGACCGGATCCACTTGCGACCCGCGAAGCCTTCGTTCGAGACCTGCTCGAAGCGGTCGGCCGCGTAGGTATCGATCGCGATCGAGCGCCGCGCGCAGTAGGCGTAGTTGACGTCTACGGCCTCGGGGCTCGCCTCGCAGCTCTTCTCGACCGCGGCGATGTAGGCCGCGTCGAGCTGCCCCTCGGTCAGCGCGTCGGTGAGCGCTTGAGGGTTACTCACGCCGAAGCTCGCGAACGCGGGCTGGTCGACCAGCACGTTGACCGCGGTCGCCGCGGCGCCCTTCGCCGTGCCGTCGTCGAACGCCGGCCGCACCTTGAGCAGATGCGGGCCGATGTTGGGCGCATCGTTGGTGCCGGCCGCGACCTTGGTCGACTCCATGGTGACCCACTCGGCGCCGCCGGCGGTGCGCACGCGCGTGCCGGCGGGAATCACCCCGGCGGCGTGCTCGCCCGCCAGGACCTCCACGTCGGCCGCGAGCTTGAGCAGCGTCGCGAGGGCGCCCTCCTCGACCGTGATCGAGCCGGCGCTGCTGGCGGCGTCGTACACGCTGAGCGTGCCGTCGTCGGCGACCAGCGCCTTGGCGCCGATCGTGTTGAGCGCGGTCGCGTTGTTGATCAGCGCCGCGAGCTCGGCGGCGCTCACGCTCGCCAGGTTGCCCACGTTGCCAGTGCCCTCCTCGGTGCCCTCGGTGAGCTTGAGCGCCGCCAGCGCGCCCGGGGTGACGTCGGCCGTCGTCAGGCGCCCGCCCGAGCCCTTGCGCAGGCCCTTGAGGCTCAGGATGCCGCCCGCCTGCGAGGCGACCGCGGCGCCCGCGGCGGCGTTGATCCGCGTCACGACCGCCGCGGCGTCCTGATCGCCGGCGGCGAAGGTCACGACCAGGGGCGCGGCGCTGTCATCGAGCTGGAGGCTGATCCGCTCGCCGCCGAGAAAGCCCGTCGCCGCGATGGCGCCCGAGCCGGTCGCGATCGCCTCCGCGGCCGCGATCGCCGGCGTCGCCGTGGGGCCGCCGGTCGAGGTCGTCAGGCTCAGCACGTCGCCCGCCTTGGGCGCAAAGGGGCCCTTGCCGCCCTTGAGGATCGCGCGCGGCGTGAGCGCCACCTCGCCGACGGACGTGTCCACCCGCACCACCATGAAGCGCTGCGCGCGGATGAACCGCGCGTACAAGAAGCCGTTGCCGTTCCACAGCTCGCCCGAGCGCTTGCGCGCGCAGGCGTTGTTGTGCGGGACGCCGGCGTAGGGATAGCCGAGGCCCCCGAACTGCCGCGTCAGGTCGCCGCCATCGATCTCGGTCAGCACGTTGAGCGGGCCGTCGTCGAACTCGCCGATCAGCAGGATCGTCCCCGAGCCGACGCCGGTCACGGGGGCCGGCGGGTCCAGGTCCTCCGCGTAGACGCCCTCGAGCCCGACCAGCTCCTCGCGCGTGAAAACCCGGCGCGAACGAAAAATGAACCCGGCCATCCGATCCCCCTCGAGATCCTGGCTTCGCGCGGTGACGCGAGGGTACCACAGGGCCCCGAGGCTAGATGGTTTCGACCCTGGCCTGCACCGTCAGCGGCTTGGCGCGGCGCACGACCACGTCGGCCACCTCCCAGCGCACCGTTGCCCGAAGCCGCCGCTCGCCCGCCCACACCGCGTCCGGCGTGTCCTGGCGGCCGTGGGTCAGCAGCGAAAAGCGCCCTCCTAGCCCGAGGTAACGCGGGCCGAGCTCGAGCAGGATGCCCCCCCTGCCCTCGCCCGGGGAAAACAGCGCCGCGAGCTGCGCGCTGATCGCCTGCCGCGTCGCTTCTGAGTCGCACCAGAAGTCCACCTGTAAGGTGCCGGACGCCTCGCCGAGGTACCACGCCACGGTCTCGTCGAACGGGTCGAAGGTATCCTCGATCGGCGCGGGGCTATCACCCGTGTGCTGCACGTCGTCGCCGCCGAGGATCGTCGCGCTCGGGTAGCGCATCGGCTGATCGGCCGCAGGCCAGCTCGTCGACACGCTCTCGAGGCAGAACGAGCGCATGCGGCTGAGCTCGTCGACGGCGGGGCTGCCCTCGTGCACGTAGAAGACCTGGCGCCCGAGGTAGCGACACAGGGCCTCGGCGGCGGCATCGTCGGGCGGGAGGAGCACGCGCGCGGGGTGCGCAGGCTGAGCGGTGTTGTAGAGCAGGTCGCCGGCGGCCATACGCCCGAGGGTACCAGCTCAGGGGGTGCCGCTAGGGAGCTGCTTGAGGGCCTTCTTGACGGCCTTGGGCAGCTCATCGCCCGCGCGCCACTTGGCGAGCGCCTTGGCGAAGAACCTCCGCGGCGGCATGCCCTCCTTGCGGAACTTCTGCCAGATCGCCCAGCTGGCGGCCTCGGGGTTCTCGAAGCCCTTGCGCTTGGCCCACTCGAGCAGGACCTGCCGCGGCGGCGTGAAGGGCCGCGCCCCGTACTCGAGCGGCGCGGCGTGCGGCGCGTCGTTGCGCACGATCGCGCCGTTCGGTGTGAGGGTCAGCTGCGTCTGCTGCACGAGGCGCCCGCGGTCGACCAGCGGAAACGGGGAGGCATTGCGGATCTCGTGCTCGACCAGCACCACCAGGCGCGCGGCCGCCATGCGCGCCCCGTTGATCGTCGCCTCGGTGAGCTTGTCGGGAAGCGCCTCGATGATCGCCGCGAACGTCTTGAGCTTGACCTTCTTGCCCACCTCAGCGCCCCGGGTAGGGGCTGGCGCCCGCGCGGGAGCGGCCGCTGTCCTGCTGGCGCAGCACGACGCGCCAGCCAAAGCCCTGCCGCACCGGCGGCTCGACCATCACGAAGCGCCGCCGCTCGCTCGCCCCGTCGCGCGCGTCCATGGTGATCTCGAGGAAGCGCTCGTCGCCGGGCTTGGCCTCACCCATGCGCACGACGTGCACCAGGTCGAGCACCTCGTCCTCGGTGAGCTGCGGGTTGATCTCGCTCACCACCACGACGCCCCGCTCGACCCAGCCGGCAGGGCCGGGCTCGCGGCGGGTGCGGAACTCGACCTTCGGGCGCGGCAGAAACTCGCGCGCTAGCACCTCCGACACATCGCCGCGGCCCACTTGCCCGCCGGTCCAGTGGCGCTCGATCGAAAACACGCGGTAGGGGCGCAGCCCGAGCTCGGTCATCTGGCCGCGCACCCGGTTGACGGTCGCCGCCAGCCGCTCGGCCAGCGAGCACGGCCCCGGGTCGAACGGGGGCGGCTCCGGCGGGGTGATCCGCGGGTTCCCGCCGCACCTCGGGCACGCGCTGCTCGAGCTCGAGCTCGCACCCGGTCCGCGGCATGCGTCGCAGCTCATCGGACGCCGCCTTGGTCGTGCTGGTCGAGGGCGGTGCGCAGGGCCTGGAGGATCCGATCGGGATCCCCGCTCGCCTCGATCACCACCGCGACCTGCTTGCCCAGGTGGCTGAGCTCGGCCTCGCGCTCCTCCTCGAGCTCGTCGAGCAGCGCCAGCACGCGGCGCGGCGGTACGCGATCGAGGTAGTGCTCAAGGTCGGCGCTGAGCATGGCGGTGATGCAGTGCGCGCGCACGTTCGCGAGCTCGGTCGTGAGCTCGAGCGCGCGGTCGCGCCGCTCCACGCACACACTCACGTCTGCCTCACGCGCGAGCTGTACTGCTGGCTGCGGGTGTTGAGCTCGACGCCGAGGTCGTCGCAGAGCCGCCGCACGTAGTCGACCCTGTCCATCTTGAGCAGCCGCCGCCCCGCCTCGGCGTCGAGCTGCACCTCGCCCGCGCTCTTGACGCCGGCGTTCGCGCGCAGTGCGATCAGCTGCTGGTCGATGCACGCTAGCTGCTGGAGGTCCTCGCGCACACGCGCCTCGCCGTGCGCGTCGATGCGCTGGAAAGCGTCGAACAGGTACTTTTGCGAGTAGGCGTGCGTGATCGCGTAGCCGGTCGCGTAGCTCTGCTCGAGCGCCGACTGCTTGGGGTAGCCGAGGTAGTGCATGATCCTCGACTTCTCGTCCTCGCTGAGCGCCACGCGGACCTCCCTTGTGTTGAGCGCCTCGACCTTACTGCGGGGTGGGTGCGACCGTCTCGATCAGCTGCGCCCCACGCGCGCGCAGATCGTCGATGTTGTGGGAGCGGTCGTTGATCACCATGCCGTCGCGGATCTGCACGACTGAGCCTTCGGCCGCGAACGTGATCCCCTTGGTGACCGCGTAGTACTTCGGCAGGTCGCCGCCGTACGGCGCATCGGTGATCGGCTTGACCTTCTCGATCTCGCGGTCCTCCTTGGCGCGCTCGAGCGTGAGCTCAGCGGCCACGACCGCGCGCACCTGCGCATCGAGGTCCTCGGGCGCGAGCCCCTCGGCCTGAAGCGCGGTGAGGTTTGACTTGGCCGTGACGAGCGCGACCTTGTCCGCGCGCGAGCCGGAAAACAGGATCGCCTGCGCTTGTTGCGAGGGCCTGACTGCGACCTCCGTCTTCGGCTCGGCCGTGCCCACCGTGCCGATCGACTTGTCGTAGACCGCCTGAAGCTCCTCGTCGCTGAGGTTGAGGACCTCGCCCTGGGGCAGAAGCCCGCGCTCGATTACATACTGGCGCTGCCGCGCGAGCCGCGTCTCGCTCGAGAAGTCGTCCTTCGGGAGGCCCTCGCCGGCCGCGCCCGGGGGCACGATCTCGTCGGCCTGCGTGTTGCCCGTGTGCGAGCTGCGCTCGGGGTTTCCCGGCAGCGCGCCCGACGTGGGCGTGTCGGGGTGCCCTGCGAGGATCGCCAGCCGCCGCTGATAGTCCTCGCTCGACTCGCCCTCCTCTTGCGGCACCGCGGCGCGCACGGCGCCCTCGAGCTGCGCCTGCGTGTCGCTCGGGGCGTGGTCGACGCCCGAGTTGATCGACGTTTCGTCCTCGCCCGATCCGGGCTCAGCGTCGTCCGCTTCCTCGGGGTCGCCCGCGTGCTCGACGCCCGCGTTGATCGAGGTCTCGTCCTCGCCGCTCGTGCGCTTTTTCTTGCTCACATCGTCCCCCTTGTTCCTCGAGAAGATGCCCATTGGGCCCCCCTAACTGCTTAGATCCGCACGCTACCCTGGGTGCCAAAAAAACAGCCGAGGGGGCACCCCCTCGGCATCCCGCGCGAAACCTTTATGTGGGGATGCCCCTTCGACTGGCGAGGTGATCACGGTCGCCCGACTCGCATGAGGAACAAGCCCGGCGCCCAGGTGAGCACCGTGCTCCTTATGCGAGGCTGCCCGCGTGCTCGAGCACCACGGCGCGCTTGTACTTGGCGCCGTTGCCCGTCAGGACATCCGTCGGAACCGCCCAGTCGCCTGAGAAGCTCCACGCCTGATCGACGATGCGCTGGAGCACGTCGAGCGGCTTGCGAATCAAGTGGCGGATCCGGTCGGTGTTGATCACGACGCCGGCGTTGGTCACGTTGAACGTCTTGGCGACGCCCAGGAGGCCCACCTCGGTCTCGTACTCTTCCTCGGGGATCCACAGCTCGTACAGGGCGCCGCCGCCCGTGATGATCGTGCGCGCGACCGGCACGCCGGTCTCGTTGACGACCTCGGCGCCGACGTTGGGCGAGCTCAGCGCGTTGCTGCCCGTCGCGTAGAGCGCCTCGACGTTATACTGGGTCGGCGTCTCGTTGTTCGTGTACCAGGTGCAGCCGAGGCCTCGGCCGATGATCAGCCCCGCGTAGACGCCGGAGTTGATTCCGGCGGTGTTGCCCAGGCTGTTGTTGATCGACGCGAAGCGAGGATCCGAGAAGAGCTGCGTCACGCCGTCGGTGGACAGGTGGATGTGGTAGGTGCCGTCGGGGTGTGGGGGCACGCTCTGGCCGCGCATGAGCTGCACCGCCGCAATGATCATATCGATCGTGAGCATGCTCGAGCCGGTGAGCCCGTCGATCGTACCGGCGCCGCCGGCGCGCAGGATGCGCGAGCGGTGCAGCGCGCGCACGCGCGAGCGGACGGCGAGGTTGGCGCCGAGCGGCGTGCCGAGCATGATCGTCCCGGGCCCCTGGGGCTCGCCCGCCTGGTCGGGCACTGCCGCGATCACGCTGTTGGCGATGTTGCTCGCGCCGAGCTGGATCGAGATCGGCGCCGCCGGCGAGACGCCCTGAATGCCGCCCGAGACCAGGCGGTCGAGGAAGCCGTTCAGGTTGGCCACGCGCAACGCGCTCGCGCCCGTGGTCGCCGCCGTGATCGTGACCGTGTCGGCGCTCAGGTACGCCGAAAAGAGCTTGTCCCGCGTGCAGCGATTGATCGTGATGCCCGCGTTCTCGCCGAGCTTCTGCGTGTCGAGGAAGAACTTGTTACCGATCATCGCCCGCGAGGTCGGCATGTGGGTCTGGAGCCGGTCGCCGTAGGGCTTGGCCTCGACGCGAAACTGCTCGGTCGCGTAGGTCTTGGGCGTCGGATCTTGCGCCGGCGGCAGCGGCTTGGTGCTGATCGGCATGGTGCCGGCGCGCGTGATGATTTTCACATCGCCGATGTTGGCCTCCCAGCGCTCGGGCGTGGCCTCGGCGCGGAAAAGCTGCTTCGGCATGAGCGCCTCTTGGAAGCCGCGCTGAAGGATGCCCTGCTGAATCATGTTGACGACTGAGGGGTCAAAGCCCTGAAGGGTGACTGTCATGGGGCACTCCGACCGTGTGTATCGGTTGGGTTGGTGTTGGCCCCGCTGAATCGCCCGTTCTGTCCGCTCGGCGTCGCGTGTTGCAGGGTGCCGCCGTCGGCGGCGTAGTTCGTAGCGGTGACTCTATCCCAAGCGGCGCCAAGGCGCCGAGATCAGACCGGCAGGCCGATCGAGCGTTTATAGGTCTGCCACTCGTCGGCCGTGGCCTTGCTCGCGTCGAAGGTCTGCCCCTGCCCCTGTGCCCCGGGGCTCGGGGGCGTGCCGGGCGGCGTCGCCCCGCCCGCGGGGACCTGCCGCGTCGGCACGGGGGCGGCCCCGAGCGCGGCGCGCTGCGTCTCGTCGGCGATCGCGGCCTTGAGCGCGGCGTCGGCGGTGATGTTCGGGTCGGCCTGGCGGGCCTGCTCGAACAGGAAGCCGGCGTACGAGGTGTTCTTGAGCCCGAGCTCGGCGCACGCGGCCGAGAGCTGCCCCTGCTGCTCAAGCTTGGTGGCGCGCGCGCGCTCGGTGGCGAGCTCGCGCTCGGCCTTGCTGGCGCGCTCCTTCTCGCGCTCGAGGTCGCTCAGCTGCGCCAGGCGCGCGACCTCGGCAGCCGTCTCGAGGTCCTTGGCGCGCGCGATCGCGGCCTGCGCCGCCTCGGGCGTGTCGAACCCGAGGGCCTTCATGGCCGTGCGGCGCTCGCGCTCGAGCCGCTCCTTGAGCCAGCTCGGCTCCTTGCCCCCCTCGGGGGCGGGCGCGTCGCCGGCAGGCGGCGTTGCGGCTCCTGGAGGGGCCGCTGGCGGGGTTACTGGGGGCGTGGCCGCCGTGGGCGTAGGCGGCGGCATGGCAGGGGCAGCGGGCGGCGGCGGGGCCGCGGGGCTGGTCTCGGGCGGCATGGTCAGGTCCTCATGGGTGGGGCTGGGGTCAACGGGCGTTGCGCCCCCCTGCGCGAGCCGGGGAGCGCCTGGTCAAAGGAGCCGGGTGTTTTTTAGACGCCGCCGACGGTGAGCTCGAGCGCCTCGCCGACGCCCTTGCGCTGCACGTTGCCGATACCCGGAACGGCGAGGTAGCGAACGGTCGCGCGCGTGACCGCGTCGGCCGCCGCGAAGGCGACCTTGCTGTCATCGGCGGCGCCGATCGCGGCCTGGCCCGCCGCGGGCACGCCCGGGCGCTGCACGATGGTGCACGCGCCGAGTGCGCCGCCGGCGGTGCGCGTCGCGCCGAGCAAGAGCGTCGCGCGGCGGGTGCCGAGCAGAACGCCCTCGTTGGCGACGACGTCGACGGTCTCCTCGAAGACCTCGCCCTCGACCGCCACGTACGTCACGGTCGCCGACGTGATCGCGTCGGCCGTCGCGAACACGATATCGCCCTGCGCGTTGACCGTGACCTCTCCGGTCGCAGGCGCCGCCGACGAGCCGGCCGCGAGCGCCGACTTGTAGCCCGAGGTCGTGCCCATGCCGTACGCGATCAGCACGCGCGCAGCCTTGGCCTTCTCCGGCAGCGTGAGCTTGTGCGACGCCACGGCACCGCGCACCGTGCGGGGGATCAGCGCCAGGGCCTCGCCCGCGCCTGCCATCTGGAGCAGGTGCGGGATCGAGTTGGGATTTCCGTTGTTGAGACCTTCGCGAACTGTCGGCATGGGGCCGCTCCCTTCCATCGCTTGCGTGTTACGCGCCTGCGACAAGCACCTCGACGGTGGCCTGCCCGCTCACTTCCACTCGGCCGACGCTGCCCGAGCGGCCAAACTGCATCACGACCAGCCCGTCGACGTCGACGTCGCTGCCCTTGCCCACCCCCCCGAGCCACGTGCTGAGCCCGAGCGCTGCGACCGCCGTGCCCGTAAAGGCGCTCAGCACGCCCTGCGCGCCCGTCCTGACCCCGCCGATCTCCACCTGCCCGAGCTGGCCCACCTTGGCAGGCTGAAAGGGCACGCCTACCAGCGCCGCGGCGCTGTTGATCCGCCGGGCCACGTCGTTCGCGGTGGCATCGCCCAGCAGGAACTCCACATTGACGGCCTGGCCGTCGACGCCGAACGCCAGGGTGAGCCCGTCGAGCGCGGCGACCGGGTAGATGGCCGCGGTCGAGACCGAGGCAGGCGCGCCCTCGAGGCGTAGCGCCACCGGGCCCGACGTGCGCAGCGCGAGCAGCTCGATCGCCTCGATCTGCTCGGTGGGCGCGAGTGCGACGTACTCGAGCGGCTGGGTCGCGACGGTGACCTCGCCGGAGCGGCACTGGGCGTAGGTCTCGACGCCGTACCGGAACCCGAGCTCGAAGGGGGCGATCTGAGCTTTCGAGCCGCAGTCGCCGCACACGCTCGAGCCGGAGCTCAGATAGCCCTTGGATTGAATCTGCACACGGCCCCCCCGGGTGGTACCGGGGCGAAGCTTACACCGGGCGCGTCCAGTGCTGAAACAAGCTCTCGCCCTGCGTCGATTCCGCGAGCTTCGACTTGAACCGCACCAGCGTGAAGCGCGCAGGGTCGGGGTCCTGCCCGAGGATGTTCTCGACCAGCCGCCCCATCTTCTCCTCGTCGAGCCCGCCGTTGCCGCAGCCCGGGTAGCTCAGCGCGATCTTGCCCGGGTAGCTGCGCAGCTGGAGCAGGCTCCGCATGATCAGCGTGTACGAGCCCTTCTGATCCCATGAGCGCTCGGGGTTGTCGGCGAACAGCAGCGGCTTGACCGGCAGCAGGATGATCCGCGGCTCGAGCGGGTACGCCACCACGGGCATCTCCTCGCCGATCTGCTCGCAGAGCGAGCCGTACCAGACGTCCAGGCCCTCGGGTTCGAGGAAGCCCTCGAGCGGCGCAGCCTCGAGCGCCTGCGACCCGCGCTTCGCCCGTAGCCCCGGGAACCGGAGCGCCGCCTGCAAGGCCATGCCGGCGCCCATGTTGTTGCGCCCGGTCTCGGGGTGCCAGCCGATGTTCGTGGTCACGACCACGCGGTGCCCCTTCTCGTACCAATCCCACAGGTCGCCCTCGGCGAGCTTGATCCGACTGGTCGCCTTGCTGAGCTTGGCGCCCTTGTGCGGGTCGCTCACTCGTCGGGCCGGAACGGCGGCGGCCTTCCCTGCGCCCTTGCCAGCGCCTCGCGCGCCCTTCGGCTGCGCCACGGCCTGCCGCGCAGGATCCGCCTTTCCTCGACCTTGCTGAGCGGCGCGCCCTTTTCCTGCGCCGCCGCGTCGAGGTTCATCCAACACTGCTCGAGCGGCCCCGTGAGGTCGCCCTTGAGCGGGCTTACGTCGGGCAGGTCCTCGAGCCCCCGCTCGTACGCGCCCGGCCACGGCGGCGGCGGATCCCTTGGTGGCACTGGCACTGCGCGCTTTCTTCGTCATGAGACGATCTTAGTTTGGAAACGGCGTTTCTCAAAATGGTTCCGCATTACGTAAGCGGGTTCACTCGTTGTGGGGGTTCTGCACGTCCTCGGATTTGATCGTTTGCGTGCCTTTGTGATCCTCGTTGATCACGATCCACTCGGATTCGCCGTGGCCGAAGCGGTCCATCGCGATGCGCTCCTGCTCGAACTGGCTGAAGATCCGGCTGATATGCACCCTCGCGCGGATCACGACGCCCGAGCTCGTCGCGAATCTGACGGCGGTGCCACGCAGGACCGACCAGCTCGAGACGGTGCGAAAGGCGACCTCGGTGTGCTCGCCGAGCTCGCGCGCCTTGCGTAGGTGCGCGGCCTGATCGTCTCTGATCCCCCGGTACAGCAGCACGTACCCTTCATCGTCGATGTGCTCGGCAAACTCGCCCGCCTTGCGCCTGATCTCGATCGCCTCCTGCGTCGCGGCGTACTTGAGGCGCGAGTAATGGAAATACTTCTCGTGATCGCCCTTGCTGCGCTCATCGTCGACCTGCTTGGCCATGTCCTCGGCGACCTGCTTGCCTTCGCCGTGATCGGGGCTGAGGTCGTGCGCGACCAGCTTGCCAGCCATCGACTTCGCTCCCGCCGAGCTCGAGTACCAGCAGCCGCCGATCCCGTCGGACCATTTCTTCTGTTGGTGCCACAGCTCGGCCTTCTCGAGCACCTGGTCGACGCCACCACGAATCGAGGCGCGGTCCTCCTTGACCTTGACGACGCCATGCTTGGCGAAGTGCGCGCGCGCCGTCTTGCGGTGCTTGTCGATGTCCTTCTGCGCACCGGCCGCGATCTTGATCGGCTTGAGCACGGTCGGGACCTTCTCGGGCGCGTGGTTGAAGCGCGAGGTCTTGGGCTCGCTCGAGTACGAGTACGCGGCCGCCGCGGGCTTGGGCGCTGGCGGCAGCGCCTGGATCGCCTTGCTGACCTCGACCGCGTACACCGCGGCCTCCTCCTTGGTGCTGAAGGTCTTGGCCTGGTGCGACGCGAGCTTCGGCGGCGGCTCGACCGTGTACACCCCCGGCGTCTTCTCGAAAAAGAGCGCGACCTTCTTCTCGCCCTCGTACACGTCGATGTAGCTCGAGCCGCCCGACTTGAAGACGTAGTCCTTCGCCACCGGCGGCGGCGCGAGCGGCACCGGGGGCGGCGCGGGCTTGTACTTGGCCTTGAGCTGCTTGGCAGTCAGCTTGGGCAGGCCCTTGGCCATGCTCAGCGCCTTGTCGTAGAGCTCGCCCTCGCTGGCGATCAGCGCCGCGAACAGCTTCTGCGCCTTGGCGCTCTTGCCCTTGGCGAGCTCGTCGACGAACGCCGGGTACTTGTCGCTCTTCTTGAACTCGGCGAGCGCGTTGGCGACGGGGTTGCCCGCGGCGTCGTTGTAGCCGCTGAGCGCATCCTTGATCAGCTGCTCGGTCACTGGCGGCGAGACCTTGACCGCGCCCGTGATCGACGCGATCGGCAGCTTGTCGTCGAGCTTGGTCATGTTGACGAACTCGGCGAAGTGCTCCGGCTTCTCCCAGCTGAGCTGGATCAGCTCGAGGTGCGCGAGGTGCGCCTCGCCCTTGAGCGCCTTGGTGCCGACCGATGCGTCGGTCGCCTTGATCGCCTTGGCGGCCTTTTTCTCGGCGGCCTTGGCGGCCTTCTTGGCTTGCTCCTCGGCCAGCTTCTGGAGCGCGTGCTGCTTGGCCTTGGTTTCCTGCTCGATGCGCTCGAGCACCTTGGCCGCGAGCGTCTCGGCGTGCTGCACGTCGTCGCCGAGGTTGGCGAGCTCCTGGTGCGCCCGGGCCTCTTGCCGCGCGCGCTCGAGCTCGACGGCCCCGCGCGCCTCCTGCTCGAGCTGGTGCAGCTCCTCGGTCGAGCGCGGCACCAGCGGGGCGCCCTTGGGCGCTGGGGCGGGCTGCGCCAGCTCCTCAGCCTTGGCCACCTCCTCGGGGTTGGGCGCCTTGGTCGACGGGGTCTCCTCCCAGTCGCCAAACCACGGGATGATCGTCTCGCGGTCGTTGGGCCGCCCCGGCGGCTGCAAGTACGAGCGCCCCGCGCCATCGAGGAAGGACTGCTCGAGCTCGCGCACCTGGCCGTGTACCGCTACTGAGTCGGGCGCCGTGCGCGAGTCGAAGTGCGCAACGATCTTCTTTTTTACCTCGAGCCCCTCGGCGCGCATGGTGCGCATCTGCTCGAGCTTCACCCCGTTGAAGGCATACGCGAGCTCAGTGCGCACGATGCGCTCGGCCCAGTAGCGGTGTCGGACAAACAGGCCCTCGGGGATATCGCCCTCGCGCACGCGCTGCACCACGCCCGGCGCGACCTCCTTGGCCGCCAGGCTGACCTTGCCTTTCGGCCCGCCGTGCCCGACCAGCGTCGCCACCATCTGGTCCTGGGTCGCGCCGCTGAGCAGCCCCACCTGTAGGATCCGCGAAAACTGCCCGCCCATCTCGTACCCGTAGCGATCGAGGCTCGTCGCCACGCGCGTCACCAGCGAGGCGTTGGGCCCGCGCACCACCTGCGACTGTTGCATCGCCGCCAAGATGTTCGGCGAGGTCGATACCCCCTTGAAGCTCTGCTCGAGCTTGGCGAGCAGCGAGGCGCCCTGCTTGACCGACTTCTGCATCGCCGCCTCTGCGACGTCGGTCGCCACGGGGTCGAGCTTGTACTTGACCTTCTCGATCACGACCGCGATCTGCGCCCGGTACGCGATCGCCTGCGCCGCGGTGAACTTCATGTCGCCGTTCGGCTTGGGGCTGATCTTCGCGAGCCGCTTGGCGACCTCGGCGTCGGCCGCCTCGAGCACGCTCAGGAGGTCCTTCTGCGCGGCCCTGCCGTCGCCGTCGGCCAGGCGCAGGATCTGATCGGACTGCGCGAGGGTAGCGGTGATCGACTCCTCAGCGCGCGCCAGAGCCTGCTTGGTGGCCATGGCGCCTTACTCAACGTCGGCGCCGAGGGCCTCGCGCTCGGGCGCCTTGGCGAAGGCCTGCGCCTCGCGCTCCATGGTCTCGGCGGCGCGCTCGGCCTCCTCGTCGGCCTCGTTGGCGATCTGCGCGATCTCCTCGTCGACGTCGGCGACGCCGAACAGCCGCGAGGTGTAGTCGACGGCCGTCTTGTGCGCGATCACGGGCTTACCGCCGCTCGCCGTCTGGGCCGTCGCCACCGCATCCTTCACGTCCTGCGCGGTGGGCGCGAAGTACTCGGGCCAGCGCAAGGTCACGA